CATGAACATAGCCGACAAAATACATTTAATTGATGACCTTGTTGAATGGGTCACAGAGAACGTTGAATGGGCCCACAAGTCTACACCAAGTAAGTTTGGACCCGCCGATAAGATTGAAGAGGCGTGGGAAGACGTTAGGTTGCTTGCTAAAAAAGGTTTAGTAGCAGAAAAATTTATCAAAGAGTGGAGTATCAAATGAAGAACTTATATTTAGACTTTGAAACCTATTACGACACTCATTTTACTTTGACTAAAATGTCTACAGCACAATATATAAATCACCAAGATTTTAAAGTTTGGGGTGTAGGACTGAAAGTTGACGACGGAGATACCGAATGGTACAGCGCTGATGAGGTAGACGATATCTTAGCTGCGATTGATTGGGGTGAAACCGCTTTGGTTTGCCACAATACTCTGTTTGATGCCTTCATTCTTACGAGGCACTACGGATACAACCCACTGTATTATTATGATACAGCTGCAATGAGCAGAGGTTTGTACCCTAATGTGTCTGCTAGGCTGAAAGAATGTGTCATCCGTGAGTTCCCAAAGGATGAAACAATGCGTAAGGGAGAAGAACTTGCAAATGCCAAAGGCATACGCGATCTTGACCCAGAGCTAGACGAACAGATTGGTTCGTACTGCATCCAAGATGTGGATCTAACGTATGCACTCTTTCAGTCCTACGTAGCTAAGTTTCCCAAGTCAGAACTTGACTTGATTGACTTAACTACACGGATGTTCGTGGAACCAAAACTTCTATTGGATCAACCTATGTTGTTGCAATATAAAGAAGATATGGCAAAACGTGCAGAAGATGCCATCAGCTCATCGGGTGTAA